GGGGGCTTATTCACCATTTATATTAAGAATATGTACAGCGCAAAAGAGAAATTAACGCACTTCCACAAGTTGGTTAGCCCCACAGTTGTGGAAGCCGACCTTACCCTGCTGCACGAGAAAGCACCACATCTTACTGATTTCACACGCTTCGACCTTGCTCCAGAGAAGAATCACGAGGAGATACTCTTCCTTCTTCTCGACCATTGCGAGCATGACGAAATCGTACGTAATCGACGTGAGTATGCTTCCCAAGCAGCCGACGAGGATAGTGATAACAGCAACGCCAACAACTCTTCTAAAGATGGAGACAAGAACCCTGAGATACCTAACGCTAATGGAGATGAAAGCCCAGGCACTGACGGTGGAGAAGGCAACGAGAACCCATCGGAAGGAGAGGGTGGCGATGCTTCTTCTAAGAAGGAGAAAGCGAAAGCAACTCCAAAAAAAAAGAAGAAGAGTACCCGAAAATAGACTGGGAAAATCTTACTGATGCGGACGTGCAGATGGCAACCGTCATCTATAACGACCGCATCAACACTTGGCGCAAGATGAAGCAGCTCGACCAACTGCTGGAGACAAAGCCCACCGCACAAGCTGTTGCTGAAATGGCAGAACTGCGCATCCGCAATCTTCAAGCATTTGCCGAGCTGCAATCATTAAACGATACTGGTAAGTTCCTCTGCAAGCACCCGATACTCTTCGGACG